TGCCCATCGACGCGACTCGCGGCAGGGCTGCCGAGACGTGGTGCGTGCTCCACACGCTGTTGCCGTAGTACACGCCGACGTAGTGGTCCTTCGCCCACCTCGGGATGTCGCCCTCCGAGATCGACTGCCCGCACGAGACGAGCGACGCCGTGTTGCCGTACCCGCTGTAGCCGTAGGCGATGTCGGGCGACTTCGCGCCGGCCAGGAACGCGGCGTAGATGAACGTGCTGCTGCAGTCGCTGTACATCGGCAGCTGCGGCGGGCTGTGGTGCAGGGCGAGCTCGCGCATCGGGCGCACCTGCGAGTAGTGGATCGGAGCGCGCCGCGTCACCATCCACTGCCACCAGGTGGCGATGCTCTTCACGATGGCGGCCGCGTGGTCCGTGGGCGCGCTGCCACGGTACAGCGCTTGCGAGTGCCCGTCCCAGAGGTACTCGCCGCCGTGGGGGATGCCGCGCGGCACGCGGCGCGGGAGGCTCTTGCTGTGCGTGACGGGCCCGTACACGCCGTCTGCGGTGACGCCGAGCCACCGCTGCAGGCCCTTGAGGCCGCTCGCCCTCTTCGCCTTGCCGCTCCCGTTCATGAACGCAGGGTGAGCGACGTTGTCGAACTCTGCCCAGGGCCAGAAGCCAGCGCGAGACGCGACGATCTTCACCGCGATCACGTCGTCGCCGCTGTCGCCGGCCCTGAGGAGCCGCTTGAATGGGACGTTGGGCGTGGGCATCACTTCACCTCCGGTTTCGCTGCAGCGCGTTGCAGGCTGCGTCGTTCTTCAGCTGCCTCGCGTAGTGCTTGAACACAGCGATCGTCGCGCGCGTCGCCGGCGTCTGCTGCTGCGTCTCCAGCAGCTGCACGGTCGTGAGCGACAGCTGGCGTATCACGTCTCGAGTGCGGCAGTCCGCCGTCAGCGCAGACTCGATGAGAACGACGTGGCGGTTCAGCCTGTCCTGCTGCGACTCGATGTCGCCGGTCTGCCTGATCAGCGCGATCGAGAGCCCTGCGATGCTCGCAGCCCCCAGCACGACGATCGCCATGAACGCGATCCTGCTCAGCCCGTACGCGCGCTCCAGCAGCTTCATCTGCTACTTCGCCTCCTCGGCGGGCGTGTCTCTGAAGAGAAAGCCGGCGGCTGTGATCATCACGGGCGTGGCGATCGCCAGGGCAGCAGCTGCGCTCCTCGAGAAGAGGCTGAACACGAGGATCGCGATCCACACGACGCACATCACGATCGCCATGACCGTCCTGAACCCGGGCCCGACTGTCCACGCCAACCCTCACCTCCGCGCCCTCACGACGAAGCCCAGCGGCACGAAGCCGTAGTCGACTTCAAGCAGCTCGTCGACGGTCCAGCCAGCGTCGCCAAGCAGACGCTCGAGCAGCTCCCTCGTTACGACAGTACGATGGTACTGGTATGGGTTGCTCGAGGAGCCGTAGCGCGTCTCGCTCTCGGGCCGCTCGTCGCAGGGCACCGTGACGCAGAGCTTGTGGCTCACGCGATGAGCCTCCTCCAGCACGCTCGCAGCCTCGTCTGGCGACAGGTGTTCGAGGATGTCGCCGAGCACGACGAGCTCCGCCGCGCCCTCGTCGAAGGGCCACTCTTCGATCGCAGCGTCGAAGAGCACGTCGACGTTGTTCGGCCTGCTCATCGCCTCGTCGTAGTCGACGACGTCGCAGTTGCGCACGCGATCGCCGTAGATCGCCTTGAGCATGGCCGGGTCCTCGTTGCAGCCGACGTTCAAGACCAGCCCGGTCGTCGACGCCACGGCGGCGCGCTGGTAGCCGAAGCGGTCGAACGCGCTCATGCCCTCGCCATGTGCACCTGGGCGCTCGTGCTCACGAAGCGCCGCTCGCACATCGGCTTCCAGTAGTTGCCGTAGACGGCAGCCCAGGAGCGCGCCTCGGCCAGCCCTCGCCCGAGCACCGCTCGCTTCGAGCGCTCGCGGTCTCCCATCTCGACGACGTGCTCGAGCTTCTTCAGCCACAGCTTGCGGTACGTCTCGTTGTTGGGCCACCCGTCGACGAGGAGATCGTCGCACGCCACGGTCTCGCAGAGCCCGGCGAGGCGCGACGTCACAGGGAACACGCCAGCAGCCTGCGCGTCCAGCGCGCTCATGCAGTACGTCTCCATGAAGTACGTCGGGTACGCCCAGACGTCGACGTCGTACAGCGCAGCGGCCACCTGCGCCTGCGGCACTCGCCCGCGCCAGCGCACGCCGCCCTCCTCGCCGCCCACGCTCTCGACGAGCTCCTCGACGTAGTGCTTGAACGCGAGCAGCCGCTGAGCATAGCCGCTGCCGCTGTCCATTGCGACGATCTTGTCGATCGCCTCCCACCCGTAGAACACGTCGAGCGTCGCCTGCGGCCAGCGCTTGCGCACGTCGGGCCACATCTCGAGCAGCACGTCGACGCCGCGGTCGGGCGACGAGAGCCACGCCATCCGCGCGCCCTGCGTCGGGACGGCCCTCGGGAACAGGTGCAAGTCCATGCCGTTGGGCAGCGACTGGCAGCGACCGGCGGACAGCCCGTAGAGCGACTCGGTGTGGTGGGCGTGCCACCGCGTGAGGCACACGATCTCGTCGATGTTGCTCAGCCTGTCGCCGAAGAGCCCGCTGCCCGGCATCAGCGCGTCTCGGACGTTGACGTCGTGGAGCCACAGCACGCGGAGGCCGGCGTTGACCTCAGCGTCGAAGAGCTCTGGCGTCCGCGACGACACGACGACGTCGTGCCTCTCCATCGACAGGAAGTCCTCGCTGTCCCACCACTCGATGCCGAGCTCGTCGACGCCCTTGCAGGGACCCGGCGTGCCGTACACCTCGACGCGCCAACCGTCGAGAGCGAACTGCTCCGCCAACCGCATCACGCACTTCTCGGTGCCGCCCACGCCGTGGACGACCTCGAGCTCCGGGTGCCACGGCTCGAACAGCGGCTTGTTGAAGAACGCGATCGAACGCTCGCCCTGCGGCCTCGAGCGCCTACGCGCGTAGAGCAGCTCCATCGGCTTCCGCTCCACGACGGGCCTCGAGCGCTCCGCGTCACGGGCCAGCTCGACGCGGTCACGCTCCGCCATCAGCTCCGGCGACTTGCGGATAGCCAGCGCCTGGTCGATGTCCTGCAGCGCCTCGTCGTAGCGCCCGAGGTTGGCGCGCGCCTGAGCCCTCAGCGCGAGCGGAGTGTAGCGCGCCTCCATCGGCTCGATCACCTGCTGCGTCACGGGCATCGTCGTGCAGGCGAGGCACATCGACGCCCACTGCTCCGAGCGCGACCAGTCGAGCAGCTCCGCGCAGGACAGGGCGATGCCGTTGTACGAGTCGGGCCACGTGGGGAGCAGCTTCACGCCCTGCAGGTCCGTGTCGATCGCTCGTGCGTGGTCGCCGATCGAGCGGAAGCAGTCCGCCATCGTGTGGTTGCTTCTGTACGAGTCGTCGGGCTGGCTCTCCGTGACCACCATCTTGAACTGCTCAGCAGCACGGATGAACAGAGCCGTGCGCTTGGCTGCATCCGGCTCCTCCAGCGCCTCGGCGAAAATCTCCAGCGCGAAGAAGTAGCGGAAGCGCACGACGTCCGGGTAGTCTCGCATCGCCTTCGCCACGATGCGGCGGTTGCGGTCACGCCTCGGGCCCTTGAGGTCGGGGTCACGGTAGTGCTTCACCCATGCGCCCGTGGGACGCTCAGCCTGTGCGCCCGGCGTGTTCCAGCACACCTCGTGGATCGGGTACACCCACTTCATCCGCTGCCTCGTCGAGAACATCCGCTCCCGCCACTGCACGCTGACGACGGTGCCCGTCTCGTCAGTCCCGTAGTCGTAGCGGAACATCATGAACGTCGTCTCCGGGTGCTCGGCGAGGTCGAGCCCGCTCGGAGCGTAGAGCTCGTCGTCGTGATCGAGCCACAGCAGCCACTCGTGCTTGTCGCGTGGCACCATGGCGAAGCTCTGGTTGCGAGCCAGCGAGAAGTCGTCCTTCCACGCGAACTTCTCGTAGACGGTGGGCAGCCCAGCGTTGAGCATCCACCTCGGAGGCTTGCGACTACGCCCGTTGTACGCGACGTAGAGCTTCGAGCAGTGCGGTGCAGCGGAGCTCACCATCCGCTGCCACTCGCCGCGTTCGACCGAGTCTCCGACTATGACCGCGAGGGCTACGTCCAAAGCCCTACCGCCTTGGAGTTGTCGCGGACACCGCCTTCGACCAGGGACCGAGGCCGCCGTCGGCGTCGATGCCGCGGACTCGGAACCAGTACGTCGTGCGTGAGGACAGCCCTGCGACAGTGTAGTTCGTCTCGGACGAAGTGTAGCTCTTCGCGCTGCTGAAGTTGGAGTGAGAAGCCGACTCGACCTCGTACGTCGAGGCGCCGTCCACCGCCGACCACGACAACGAGATCGCCGTCCTCTGCTTCGCGGTGATGTTCACGGTGGGGGCCGTGAGCCCTGCCGGAGGCGTCGGAGGCGGCGGCGGTGGCGGAGTCGGCGGTGGGGGCGGCGTCGGGGGAGAGGGCGAAGATGCGGAAGACGCGTCGCCCTGCCAGTTCGGGTCGGCGACGACCGCTTGGTACGCGGCGAGCGATGCCGCGCTCGAGTCGATGCGCCAGTCGCACTCCTTGTTGAGGTTGAACCAGTCGACCTCGGTGATCCGCGGGAACGTGTTCGGTATCTCCGTCTCGTAGGCGCTCGTGATCCAGGCTGCCTTGTTGCCGCCCTGCTCGTTCGAAGCGGTCTCGCTGATCTGCACGGGCATGTTCGGGTCGAGCGACGTGACGATGTCGTACGAGGGCTTGAACACCTGCGTCCACGTCTGCCACGACTCGCCGGGGCTCGAGCCCCAGTTGTACCCGTCGATGCCGAGGACGTCGACGTAGCCGCTGCCGGGCCAGTACGACTTGATCGTGTTGGTAGGGCCGTTGTTCGGAGCCCACACCCACTGCACGTTCGTGACGCCGGCGTCGTGGAAGATCTGCCACACGTGCTGCCACGCTGCGACGAACTGCGCTGGCGTGTTGTTGTTCACGTTGGCGCCCCACGCCGACCAGTCGCCGTTCATCTCCGCCGCGAAGCGGATCTGGAACGGCTTGCCATACGACTTGGCCTGTGCAGCGGCCGCCTTGAGGTACGCGTCGTGGCTGCCGTTGACGATGGTGGACAGCGCGTAAGCCGGTTGGTTCGTGTCGCTAGATGCGCCCGGGTCCCATGGCTCCCACACGATCTGAGGGAGCGCGCCCCTCGAGGTGATGCCGTCCATCTGCACCTGCGCCAGCAGGTCGATGGTCCAGTCGCGGAAGATCATCACGATCGCGGGTGCCCTGCCCACCTGCTTCGTGTACGCGTCGAGGCGCGCGAAGAAGTCCGTGTTCGAGTTCCAGGGAAGAGCGAGCCCGAGAGCCCTAGCCACAGTTGGCCTCCTGACGTAGACGCCTACGGCCACCATGCACACGCACGCGAGCGCTACGAGGAGCACACGAAGCGTTCTGGGCAGCCACTCTTGGAACTCTAACAGGCTGCGCCAACCCTGCTGGGACGAGCCCTGGGACAGCGTTGGCATGATATAATGACACTGTCAGCGGAGATGAGCTCCGACGACGACGAACACAACCCAGGAGGGTACCATGCAGGTTACTGTGAACACCACGACCCGCGGCGGCCGGCAGCTTGAAGGCCTGCTCAAGAGCGCGAAGCCCGACAAGCGCTCCCGCGGCAAGGTCGTCGTGACGGTCGACCTCAAGGACGAGGCCGGCCGCGCGAGGCTGCACGAGGCGATCCGCTTCAACGTGTGGATCGGCGAGCACGGCTCCACCTTCGTCACGGCCCGCACGGAGCGGAACCGGCGGATGGTGTTCCACTTCAACGTCACGCCCGGCGCGCCCGAGGGCTACGTGGCCAAGGCGCACAAGCGGCTCGGCGACGACGGCGCCCTGCTGATGTACGCGGTCAAGGCCGCGTGGCAGTTCCTCGTCACCGGCGAGGCTCCGGCTCCGAAGAACGGCACGGTCACGTGCCAGGAAGCAGCGTTCTGCGGCCACTGCGGCCGCAAGCTCACACACCCGGACAGCATCCCGCTCGGCATCGGGCCGGACTGCGAGTTCCGGCTCACCGGCAAGATCACGAAGCGGGGCGGCGGCACAGTGCAGGGCGCGGTGGACCGCAAGCACGACGAGCGCGTGGCACGGGACGGCTGCGACAAGTGCGGCACCATCACCGAGCTCTTCCACAACGACGCGACCGGCCTCAGCCTCTGCGCGAAGTGCGACTACGCGGTGGACTCCGAGGCCGAGCGGCGGCTCGCGCTCGAGGACGAGCTCCGCGACGAGGTCAACCGCCTCGAGAAGGAACTGACCGAGCTGCTGGCTCAGCGGAAGTACGCGGCCGCGCAGTTGATCGACGACCGGCTCGACTCTGCCCGTGCGGCACTGGGCAAGGCCGAGCGCGACTTCCAGCTCTCGCTGGTCTGAGGGAGGAGCCATGCGATACACCTACAACACGTACGAGGAGGCGGCCAGCGCTCTGGGCACGGCCGCCATGGACGTCGCGGCCGACCACGGCGAGGAGATGGTCGAGGCCGCGTGGGGCGACATCGTCAACGCCATCGCTTCCAACTGCCCGCCCGAGGTGGCGGAAGAGCTGAAGCGGAGGAACAGCTGATGCGCTACGTCTTCACGGGCCCGTCGAAGCTCGGCCCCAAGCAGGCGCGGCAGGTGGAGCAGACGATCCGCTCGCTGAAGAACGTCGAGGAGTTCACGACGGGTGCAGCGTTCGGCGTCGACACCCTGGCGTACTACATGGGCGTGAAGCTGCACCCCCACGCCAAGCACCGCGTGTGCGTCCCCGTGGGCCACGCGCACAACGACACGCTCGTGCAGCACGCACGAGGGTTCGGCGCCACCATCGTTCCCGTCCACGGCGGGTACCGCAACCGGAACGAGGCGATGTTCGATCCCCTCGACCCGCCCGACCAGACGCTCGTCGCCTTCGTGAAGTCGCTTGGCTTCTATCGCAGCGGCGAGTGGATGACCATCAATATCGCGAAGAAGCTCCGCGTCTGCGTCTACGGCAACGAGCTCGAAGAGGAGAAGTGATGCCGTTCCAGATCTGCCCATCGTGCAGGGAGCTCGTCGACGTCGTCGAGGGCAAGTGGACGGCGTGCGACGAGTGCAAGGCCAAGCTCACGTACGACCCCGGCTCGAAGCGAGCCGCCTACTGGGAGTCGCACCCGAAGGAGCTCACCGAGTTCGAGCAGATGGTCGATGACGCCGACGCCGGAAAGATTGCCGAGCGCATCATCGTGAGCCATCACCTCGGCAAGCGCGGAGCCCACGTGTGCATCACGGGCGTGGTGCCGAGCATGACGAGGCAGCAGGCGTTCGCAAGGCTGTCCGAGCTCGGCTACGTGCCGCAGCAGTCGGTCACGTCCACGACCGACGTGCTCATCGTGTGCCCGAACAACCGCGGCATCGTCGAGACGACGAAGGTCAAGGCGGCCCAACGCTACGGTGCGGAGGTCGTGCAGATCGACGACGTCATCGAGCTCTTCGGAGCCGTGGCGCCCAGCGTCCAGCAGCTCGCCGATCGCGTGAAGCCGGGCGACACGCAGGACGAGTGGATGGACAAGACCAAGGACGACTCCGGCTCGTTCGAGGGAGGCACCGCAGTCGTGGCCCAGCAGATGATCACGCTGGGCTGCGACTCAGGGCCCCACTTGGCGAGCCTGCAGAAGCACCCGGCGATCGTCGCCGACATGATGAGCCGCGACTGGACGAACGAGCGCAACGACTTCATCTCCAGCGTGTACCGCCAGTGGCGGCTCACCGGCCGGCTCACCGACAAGCAGGCCGTGGCGTACCGCAGGGTGGTGTTCGGCGTGAGCAACGTCGCCGCGCCAGTCGGCCAGGACCACATCTACGAGGGAACCGTCGTCAAGGCCACGTTCAGCGGCGGTAAAGCGAGCATCCTCGTGAAGGCGTCCGATGGCACGCGAGCGATGGGCACGCTGCCGGACAAGGTGCTGGCCAAGATGGAGACCGTGATGGTCGACCCGATCAACGAGCTGCTGGACGCTACCATCAGCTTCACCGCCGACTTCCGGCGAGGCGACGCCAACGACGTCTCGTTCGCTCTGTTTCGCAACATGCGGCACGACGTCGCTCACCCGGTCTCGATCACCCGGAAGAACCACGTCCACGAGTTCGCAGCATGACGGATCGAGCTGCACGAGCAACGCTGGTGCGACGCATCGTTCGCAAAGCGACCGCGAACGCTCGGCTGAACGAGATCGAGTTCGAGCTGGCGTCGGAGAACGACCCGGCTCGGCTGAAGCTGCTTAGGGCGCGCCACAGGTACTGGTCGCGCAGAGCGAGCCAACTGTCGTGAAGGGAGGTGACATGAACACGAACGAGGACATGCCCGAGCCGAGCTCGGGAGAGAAGCAAGCGCTCGCCATCGTCGAGGACGGCAGCCTCTCGCACGACGAGAAGCTCGCCAAGCTCGCCGAACTGCCGGACGACTTCGGCTACAGCGAGATGGTGTTCCTGCAGAAGACGGCGAGCCAGGACCTGGCCGAAGGAATGCAGTGACGTAGAATGACATCGACGGTGAAGAGAAGGAAGTGCAAGAGGTTCCGCCACTGCGGCGGCTGGCTCGAAGGCAAGGTTGCAGAGGACCCGAACGAACAGTTTTGCTCCACAGACTGTTGCCGCATCGATCACGGGCTGCTCGACCCGAACAAGGCGGGCGACCTGCGCAAGGACCGGAAAGCGAGGAAGAAGTGAGCGACAAGCAGGAACCCTGGGAGAGGGCGATCGACCACCCGTTGGGCGGAGAGCACTACGAGGACGAGGACGACCAGGGAGCAGTCGACACCCCGCCCGAGGTGATCGAGCAGATGGAACGCGAGGCGGGCGAAGCTGGCGAGCAGCCGCCGCCAGAGTGGGACGAGCCGCTCAGCTACCCTGAGCGCACCGAGGTCCACGAGACGATGGAGATGCACGTCGTCGCCAGCGAGCCGTACGACTGGGACGACGAACCAGCGGTGAACCCGTACGGAGAGGGAGTCATCGCCATGATGCGAGAGGAACCCGGCTCGCTCGCCAAGCTGACGGCCGAGTTCGTGGGAGTGGGGCTGCTCATCGCGATGGGCGCAGCTCTAGTGTGCCTGCTCGTGATCGGCCTCATGTCACTGGTCAAGATCGCGCCCTGAGCATGTCGGCGCTAGCCGTGATGATGGTGAGCTTCGGCTGCTTCTGCTTCGCCATCGGGTTCCTCGCCGGCTGGGTCGTCTTCTCGGGGCGCTAGAGTGGGTGCACGTGAGCCCCTGGGCTCTCCTGGGGGCCACGCGCCCGTTCAGTAAGGAGGTACCATTAGGGCTCAGCTGGGCCTCCCAGGAGAGCTCCAGTGAGTTCGTCCTATCTGGCGTTGAAGGACAGGGCTGGGTGCAGCTCTATCGCGTTCGGAGCGACGCCCGTCTGGCCGTGCGGGAAGTCGAAGAACCCGACGCCCGAAATCGTGGCAAGCCCGCTGAGGCGCTTCCACCGCGAGGGAGAAGGCGACCCTTCCGCCTTGATGAACGCCGTCCGCGCTGCGGTCATCCGCTTGCGGTTGGCGGCTGACGCCCTCAGCGTGCAGCCCGGGTTCGGGAACTCCACGATCATCGTGCCGCCCGTCAGCGGGTCGGCTATCACGAGGTGGATGTCCGAGTCCGCCTCGAACTTCGCCTCGACCAGCCGTGCCCTGACGACGTAGCGCGTCGTCTCGATCGGAGCGAAGCGCGTGGGCCCGATCTTGGACGGCGGCAGCCACACCCTCATCAGCGCCACCTTCGCCGGAACGGAGCGGGACGTGCGCACGCTCGCGGCTCCCGGGTCCTGCAGCGTCTTGATGTCCCACCTCTCGATGCCGCAGCGGACGCCGTTGACGAGGTGCGACGTCTCGAAGTCACCGCGCTCTCCGTGCTCAGAGGTCTTGGCACCGCCGGTCAGCGCGAAGTAGGCGAGCAGCGACCCGACCACGACGACGACGAAGAGCAGCGCCATGGCCGGGACGATCAGCAGCAACCTCAGCCGTCGAACAGCTTCCCCCTCACCGCTGCGAGCAGCTTCATGTCGTCGGGCGCCTCGCGGTGCTCGAGGTAGTAGTAGCTGAAGCCGTTGGTGAGCCCGTAGCTCCGAGCCGTCGTGAGGTCGTTGAGCTCCGTCTTCAGGTCGGAGCCCTCGAGGTTCGTCGCCTCGACGGTGGGATGCACGTACGACAGCGGCAGGCCGCGGTAGCCCGACTTCGGCGCATTGCTGTCGCGGACGTTCATGCTGTTGGGCCCCTGTTCCTTGAGCCACTTCATCCGAGCTGCCGGCGCTGTGTTGCCGTCCCTGCCGTAGTACGACGAGTACCACTGCGGGGCGTGCCGCCACCCGAGGTCGTACATCGACTGAGCCGGCGCCAGCGTGCGGCCGTTGTAGATGTACGAGTCGTTCGGGCCCAGCGACGACAGCAGCAGGTCGGTCGTCGGCAGCTTGGAGCGGATGCGCTTCAGCAGGTCGGGCATCATCGAGCAGCCGGGCGCTGGGTACTGGTAGGCCAGCTCAGCGTCGAGGATCACGAGCGGGAGCCCGTGCTTCTTCGCCATCGCCGCGATGTCCGACGCGTACTTCTCGTTGTCGCCGCCCGTGACGTTGAACCACCCCGCCACCTCGAGGTTGCGAGGGCGTGCACGCGACTTCAGCTGCTCCAGGTTCGCGACGTTCCACGGCCCAGCAGCATCGTCGCCGTAGATCACGGGAGCGAACCACCTCCCGCCAGCCGCGGAGAACGCGTTGAGCTGATCGTCGCCGAGGTTGACGCCCGAGTAGACGAAGGCGCCGAGCGAGCGGAAGCGGTTGTAGCTCACTCGTCCTCCCTCGCCCTGCGGTTGATCGCGTCTCCCTTCGCCAACTGGTCGGCCATCGTGGCCGGATCATGCACGTAGCCTCCCTTGTCGCCGCCGTACTTCGGCGCCTTCGCGTCGGGCATCTCGTATGGGATCACGAGCTGTGCTCCCTCGGCGATGATGTCAGAGCCGCTCATGGGCTTTGTCCTTGAACTCTCGCCAGAGTCGCTCATCGTGCACGGTCTCCTCTCCAGTGGTCGAGTCGTAGCTGAAGATCCTCTTCGCGGGCCGGAACTTGCCAGCCTCGTCGACGCCCTGGTTGTTGTCGTGCACCTCGACGTCGACCGAGAGGCCCTGCTTGTGGATCCGGCTCACCATCTCCGGCACCGTGGCCGAGACGTCTCGGTGCACTGCCCGGAGGATCAACGACGGGATCATGCGGCGGTCCGCGATGTCCGTGGCGGTCTTGGCCCTGGCAGCTGCCCGCTTCTCAGCCTCGGCCGTGGGCACTGACACGTACACCGCCTTCGCGCTGTAGCCCTTGTCGAGGAACTGCTGGATGCGGCCGATCATCTCGTCGGGCGACGTGTTGCCCACGCCGTCGACGATCATGTCGAGCTTCCTCTCGAGAGCCTGCCGCTGCATCTCCTGGCTGATGTCCCACGCCTCGCGGTACACGACCGCGTTGGCGGTGGGGTCGTCGGCGTAGCGGGCCTGGAACTCCGGCAGCATCGCCTTGATGCGGTCCGGGTCGATCACGAGCGGCTCGCTGCCCTTGAAGTGCTCCGCCTTCGCCTGCTTCACGACGCCGCCCTTGCCAGCGCTGTAGCCGCCGCCGGAGAACAGCACCCGAGGGCTGGCGCTCGTGTGCAAGCCCTCGAGGAAGTGCTGGATGATCTCCTGGTGCAGCCGCTGCCTCTCTGCCGAGTACTGCCTCGTGCCGTCTTCCAGCGTCGTCGAGTGCGTCTCGGCCGTGTCGGGTTCCCCAGCCGCGATGCGAGCGTACTCTCCCAGCGTGTGCTGGTTGACGTGCCCTGCGGCGTTGAACTTCACCTCGGCAGTGTCGAGCGACTTCGTGTCGACGTGCGCCTCGGGCGTCACCACCCTGAGGTCCTCAGCGGGCTGGAACGACGTGACGGTGAACGAGCCGCGAGCGGCCGGCTTGATGATGGCGTCGAACTCGTCAGTGCTCGTGGCACCCACCCTCTTCAGCGCGTCGCCGAGGCTCTCGTCGTTGCCCATGATCAGCGGGTGGTCGAAGCCGGCGGCCACCGGCACCGCCGTGCCGTGGCCCTTCGCGATGCTCGGGTCGGTCGTGAGGAACACGACGCTCTTGCCCTGCATCCCCATGTGCTCGCTCTGGCCGCGGAGGCCAGTGGCCTCGATCGACGAGATGTTCGACCGCGGCGTTCCGTGGTAGAGCACCGCTCCGTACGGGTGGCCCTCGAGGAACTTGGCGACGTTGTCCGGGTGCACGATCACGCGGCCGCGGTCGCTCTTGTTGCCGAGCTTGGCGAGGTCGTCTGCCAGCCTCAGGGCCGCGAGCTCGTGCACCTTCTGGTCGAACTCCCTCGAGCGCTCCTCGTACGTCTGCTGGCCGGGCGCGTACTCGAGCGGTCCGCCCGACATCAGGTCCGCCCTCGCCAACGCCCTCGAGTCCGCGAGCAGCGCCTTCACCTGCTCAGCAGAGAGCTCGTGCTGGTGGCCGCCGAAGCCGTTGGCGGCTCCGTCCGGGATGCCGAGCTTGTTGTACAGCGCGTTCGACGCGGTGGTGCTGTCGAACTTCAGGCCCTGGTCGTTCTCGGCGGCGTGCTTGAGGATCTCGCGGAACACGCTGAAGCCGCCGCCATGGATGCCCCCGACGCTGCCGCCCTTCACGTGAGTCCGCATCACCTGGCCGCCGTAGCGCTCGTCGTGCGTGCTGTACGTCCCCACGCCGATGACTCGGCCCTGCCCGTCCCTCGCCACAGCCAAGTGCTCGGCGTAGCCCTCGTGAGCATTGAACAGCGCGTCGTCGGCGAGCTTCCAGCTCTCCATCGCGTGCTTGACCTTCTCGTCCTGCCACCACATGATCTCGTGAGAGAGCGAGCTCGGCGACTGCGACGGGTTGCGCTCGACCCTGTGCTCTCCGGTGCCCGGCAGCTCGGGTCCCGTTTGCAGCAGCCTCCCGAGCGGGTCCGCGAGGTAGCGCTGCACCTTCAGCTGCTCGAGCTCCGCATCGTGCTTGTGCTGGTACGTGACGAGCGGAGTCGCGCCGAGGTACTTCCAGCCGGTGCGCTCGCTGAGGCGGCCGCCCTTCATCCCGTCGCGATAGTAGAAGTGGGCGCGGTTGCTGTCGCGATCGATCACGGCGATGGCCAGCGCGGGCTTCACGCCGAGCTGCTTCGCGTGAGCCAGCTTCTCCTCGATCTCGTGCTTCTTCGGCGTGGCCTTGAACTCCGTCGAGTCGGTCGACACAGACTTCACCTCGAAGCCGTAGCCGTCGAAGCGGATGTCGAGCGGCGACTGCTCTCCCTTGCCGGGCGGGTGCAGCACCTCCGCGTCGGAACCGAGGAAGCGCTTGAACGCCGCCTCTCCCTCGCGGCCGAGTGCCGTGTTGGTGCCCGCAGCCTTGTCGGAGGAGTAGCCACCGCGGAGACCCTTCCCTCGACGTAAGCCCTTCGGCGGCGGCGGCTTCTGCCACGGCTTCTCGAGGTCCTTCGGCGTCACCTCTCCCCGCGTCCCCGGCCCGTACCTTCCCTCTCGCTTGGCACGCAGGTAGGCCTGGTACTCAGCCTCCTGCTCCGGCGAGATGTAGCCGGCGGTCTTCTTCGGCTTCGCGTGCTGCATCTCCTCGGCGCTGAGCTTGTGCTGCGTGCCGGCAGCGTAGACGGAGAGCGGGCGCATGCCCAGCTGCTCGAGGTAACGGTCCATCTCCGCGAGCCGTTCCTCGTACGGGCCCACGTTCGAGTGGATGCCCTGCAGGTGAGCCATCGCCGCGTCGCTCGCGTCAGCGTGCGAGAGCTTGTACTTCTTCTCGAGGCCCTCGACCGCGGGAGCGAGGAACATCTTGTGCATCTCGCGCACCTGAGCCTGGTACGAGTCCGAGTTCGGGCTGTGCAGCACGTCCTCGATGTGGTAGCCGCCGTCAGCGTGGTGCTGCCCCAGCAGCTTCGCCGTCGTCCACCTCGCGAGCGACTCGGTCATCGCCTCCTCGAGCATCCCCTGCTCGTTGCCGCGGTCGTACTCCGGCTTCACGTCCTCGATGCGAGCGCTCGGGCCCATCGCGAGGTGGTGGGACTCGTGCACCACCGTGTGCAGCGCCCTGCGATGCGACTCGTCCCAGCGCCTGAACGCCGTCGAGTGCAGCGTGGCGAGGTCCTCGCCGACGTAGTCCTGGTGCAGGCCGATCACGCCCGCCCAGTACGCGACGCCCCTCGCCTTCATCTTCAGGTCCTTGACCCTCACCTCGCCGATGAACGCGCTGCGGTGGCTGGGCACGCCGGCGTCAGCGACCACCGTGTGAACGAAGTCGACCCAGTCCTCGCCCTCGGCACCCTTCCCGTCGGCCAGCATCGAGCGTAGAGCCTCGCGAGACTGGGCGTAGTCGCTCGTCCTCGGCAGCTGGTTCGCCCTGGCCGGAAGCTGCCTCGACCGCTGCTGGAAGCCGTCATGCGCCTGCATCTCGTCGTAGCGAGCAGCGTCCATGTGGTCGAGGAAGCGAGCGGCGATCCGTCTGTCCTCCTCGTCCTGCGCAGCCTTCGCAGCGTCCCTCGTCTTCTTCTGCTCCCTGGCACGCTCGTGGTCTGCCTTGATGTAGTCCGCGTCCTTGTAGATGTGGCCGCGGCGCATCAGCTCGTTGCGCACGTCCGGGTGCAGCTTCGCGATCACGCGGTCGTCGAGCGAGCCCTTCTTCTCGGTCCACCCGGAGGCCTTGAGCCGGTTGATCAGCTCGGCTGCCTGCTCAGCGTTCAGCCCGGGCAGCGTCTGGTCGAGCCACGCCTGGGTGATCCGCTTCGGGAACGCGTCAGCCGCAAGGGTGTCCGGAGGCGGCTCAGTGTTGCCGTCGTGCCCGTACAGCGACGTGAGGGCGGACACAGCGTCGTGCACCTCTGCGTCCTTCTCGGTGGCGCTCTTCGCCTCAGCGCCGAGGTCCCGGCCAGCGGGAGCAGGCGTGACTCCACTCCCGCGGCCGGGAGCTCCGCTGGTGGGTCGCTGCGGAGCCTTGCCGACGTCGCCGAGCCGCTGTGCGACAGTGAAGTCGTCGACCTTCGCGCCCTCCTTGAACATCAGCACGCGGATGTTGCCCTGGCCCACGTTGCCCACGGCCATCGCGTCGGGCTTCGTCAGCTGCCGACGCTTCTCGATGAACTGCTTCGTGTTGCCGTCGGTGCCCGCCATGTCCTTGAGGCCCTGCAGCAGCTTCACTCCGGGAGGAGCGTTAGCGAACTTCCCGCTCTTCGGGTCATGCCACGGGTTCCCTGAGACGGTCGGGTGGTACACGCCAGCGAGCAGCAGCATGTCACCGCGCTCGGTGGCGATCAAGTCCAGCACGTGGCCTCTACCAGTTGGCGGGGAGCATGTCGGTGCGGCCGAGCTTGCGCGCCATCTTCTTGATGTGCGCCTTCGTCGCAGCCTTGTTTCCCGCACGACCGAACGCCTTGATCGCGTTCTTCAGGTCTCCGGCGCTGGCGATCGGGAAGCCGCCGTGAGGCATGGCAGCGCCCTTGGCCGCGAGCCTCTTCCTCTCGGCCACGCCCACGTCGCGGAGGCCGAGCTCGTGCGTCTCGAACTCCTGCAGCGTGAGCCGGCTGCCCGAGCCCGGGTCGTACGCGTGAAGCTCGTGCCGCTCGATCAGCCGCCGCGAGTGCGTGGAGACCTGAGGCCTCCGTTCACGCACGAGGTCGTAGTTCTTCACTGCGTCTCCTTTCCCGCCTCTCCCGTCCTCGACAAGACGTCGCCGACGAGGAGCATCTGGTCGCGCACCTCGTCGGGCCCCAGCCCCTCGGCGAGGAACAGGGTCTCGCTGCTGGAATCGTACCAAGCGACGCCGCCCTCGAGCGGGAGGTCAGTCTGTGGAACGACCTCGACGCTGAAGTTGGCGGCCATGATCGGCCGCCACCCGAGGGTGCCGTTCGGGTGCTCGTCGACGAGCAGAGCGTCGTCGATGGAGAACACCTTGCCGTTTCGAGCCACGCACTCCGGGTCCGTCCGGCCAGTGATCCCGCCGGCTCCGTCGAACGCCTGCACCTGGGCGACGCCCGCCTCTCTGTAGCCCAATAGCGTGGCCTGGTTGTAAGCGTCTCGCACCTCCGTCCGCGCCAAGCGCTCCGCCTTCCAACCAGGCCACTGCGCGAAGTGCTGACGGACGTCGGCGGCGATGTCCGAGGGCGACTTCACGTCCTTCATCTTGTCGGCGAGGAACGTGCGCAGCTCCTTCTTCACGGTCTGGGTGACCGAGCGGACGAGCATGGACCCTCGCTTCTTCATCCACGCCTGGACGTCCGGCCGGTCGATCGTCCACTCGCTGCCGGCGGAGAGGCCGAACTGCCTCAGCCCCCTCGCCGAGGCGAGGTCGGCGACGCGGCGGATGATGGCCCGAGTCCTGTCCATCGGAAGCTCGGGTCCGCTCCACCCGTCGAGGATCCGCTTGAGGACCGAGTCGTCCTCGGCGAGACCCAGCTCGTCCGCCGACAGCCCGTCGAGGTACCTCGCGAAGCTCTCGTACGAGTCGGCGTACGCGGTCGCCCACAGCACCTTCAGCTCGGTGGCCAGCTCTCGGATCTGCGGGTCGGCGAACTGAGCGGTTGGCGGCCATCTGTCCTCCGCGAGGTGGATCACCTCACGCCACGGCGTCTCCTCGTACTTCCCTTCAGCGTTGACAGACGCCGGCGGCGGGGTGTTGGCGCCGTTCATCCCCGGCTGCCCTTCGTTGTTCGTCTGCGGGGGCAACGTCTCGGCCGCGACCTTCGAAGCCTGCTGCATCTCGGCGTTGATCTCGTCGATGCTCTTCAGCGGGATGCCCAGCTGGTCGAGGACTTCGCGGATGTCGACCGGCAGCCCGCTCGGGTCCGACTGCCCGATCAGCTGCACGATCTGCTTCATCGCGTCGAAGTCGCGGCTGTCGAAGCCCTTCGAGGAGATGCGGCACGGGATCCCCGGCCCCCAGTTCTGCTGAACGAGCTGCGGGATCACGTACGTGTTGAGGTGGAAGTCGATCTCCTCCTTCTTCACGGCCAGCGACTGGAAGAACGTCTCACCGAAGGTGGCAGCCACGTTCCTCGACGAGGTGCCGCCGCGGCCCTCCATCAGGGCCTGCTCCGGGACGAGGACCGACCTCACCTTCTGCGTGTCGAGGTACTCGAACGCCTGGTTCAGCGCGCTGAAGTCCGACTTCCCTTCGACCTGGTGCACCTCCCACTCGCGCATCGACGCGATCGCGCTGCCGTCCATCGCCTCCTTCACGGTGTTCGGCATCGCCACCGTGGCGCCGGAGCGGATGTCCTCGCCGATCTGCAGAGCCTTCGCCTGGTACGCGGTCTCCTGGCCCGTGACGTCGTCGATCACGTCCGTCGGGTGGTACACCTCGACCGCCGGGTCGGCGAAGCGCTCGAACGCCCTGTCGGCCAGGGCGAAGCGGTACCAGTAGCTCCACCAGTAGCGGTACGCGTAGCCGATGCGAGGGTAGCCCCAGATGCTGTTGAACTCGGCGTCTCGCTCGTTCGTCGTCCACAGGGCGAAGCCGATCGGGATGTCGGGCGGCTTGTCGTTGTTGGTCCTGCCCAAGCTGCTGAAGCCCGTCTCGCCCACGGCCGGCATGATGTCGATGCCGGCGAACGAGCCGCTCGGGCTCCACCGCGGCGTCACCCTCTGCGGGTGCAGCGGCACGAAGTTGCGCCACACGACGGGCTGCACCTCGCTGTCGGGCCAAGCCGGCACCTCCTTCTTCGACTGCCCGCTGAGCTTCACGTAGGTGGCGTCGATGTGCCCGTACGCGAAGCGCTTCACCATCGGCGAGTAGCCGAAGTCGAAGTCGTTGCAGTGGGCGAGGATGTAGCGGCCGTAGATCTTGCGCAGCAGCTCGTCGACCGCAGCGGCCACGTCGGGCCTCGCGCACTCGATGAGGAACGGAGCGCGAACGAGCGGCACCTTGCAGTACGACAGGGCGAAGGCGATCATCGGGTCGCGGCGCATCTGCATCAGCTTCGACAGCGGGATCCGCGTGGAGTCGAAGGGCTGACCGAGCACCTTCGCGACGTTGCCCCAGCCCACCCATCTGCTCGAGGCCGAGCGGACGGACGGAGAGCGGTCCTGCACCAGCCTCAGGGAGTTCACGATGTCCGGGTTCGGGCCGGCTGCCACCTTCCCGTTCGTCGTCGAAGCGAGGTGGAGCTCGTCGTTCTCGATGTTGCTCACGGCTCGATCCCCCTCCTGTACTCGTTGGGCTTGTGGCCGGAGGCGGCGTAGCGCGGGCCCGACGAGAACATCTCAGCGCGCGCCTGCTGCACAGCCCTGGGCGCCTCGTGGCGACCGCCGCTGGACGCCGGCATCGCGTGCCTCGTGCGGCCCTGCGGCCTGCCGCTCATCTCGATGCGGTGCACGTTAGCGACGCAGTAGCGCCAGTTCGACATGCAGTTGTGAACCAGCACGCCGTCGGCGAAGAACTCGTGAGCTTCAGCGACCGTGAGGTCGTACACCGGCTGCAGCGGGCGAGACTCGCGCTCCACAGACATGACAACGAGTTCGACCGTTGTCGATGCGCTCGAACCTCTCACCACACTCGCACTCGAACTTCTTGGGCTCCCTCTTCTTGGCGTTCCTCGAAGCTCGTGCACTTCTAACAGCGCGGTCGCCTGTCCAGCCCCAGCCCGGGTGCGTCCTCTGGTGTTCCTCTTGCGAGACGCAACGAAGCCTGGAAGGGTCGACGGTCGCAGCGTCGTCGCTGAAGAGGTGGTGCACCTCGTGGTCCTCCGGTATCGGGCCGTTGTACCACTCCCAGACCTCCCTGTGGAGGTAGCGCCACTTCCCCGCGAACTGCCGGCGGTAGTAGCGTCCATCGTAGCACTTGAAGTTGATGCCACCGAACTCGACGACGGGAAAGTCGCCCGGCGGTCTCCCAATACGACGTCCCCTGGAGCCAACTCGTCCGCCCGGACCCAGCCCGTACTTTTGACGAAGATCGGGTGGTTGGGCGTGCACACCACCATCCTACCACTTGTACATACCTTGACGAAGTCGTCGGCGAAGCCCGTGATGCCCGCAGCTTCGACGCGCCTGTAGCCCTCCCTGGTGAGCACTTCGTCCCCCTCGACCACGCTCTCGATGGGCACGTCACCGCGCGCGGTGCTCACCATCGTCCCCGCGGGGTGGCAGTGGTCGAAGTCGTTGACCGGAATCTCCGGGTCGTCGACGAGCGAAGCCCTCCGCCGCGGGTAGTGCCAAGCGTTGATCTCCTCGAGGAACATCTGGCAGCGGTCGACGTCGACGAAGAACTTGCCGTCGCTGACGAGCTCGGTGACGATCTTGATGTGCTCCTTCACATCACGCGTGGTGAGGAACACGGTCGAGAGGTCGATGCCCCGAGCAGCTCCCACGTGCTTCAGCTCCAGCCGAGCCGCCTTGCCCTGAGGATCGGCGAAGCGCCTCGTGACGCGGAAGTGCCCGCCCATGTGCTTCCGCCACAGAGCTTCGCGCTCGATGATCATCTCGGCCACCTTGCCGTTGCTCACCTCCGAGACGTAGATCTCATCGAAGCACACGATCGCGCCCTCCGGCAGCTTCACCGGCTCGTCGCCCTCGTGGTAGGGCTCGGCCTCCACCATGTACCGTAGCAGCTGGTACCAGTTCACAGCGTGCGGGTTGGTGCCACCGAAGTCGATCGACATGAAGATCGGCCCGTTGCCCATCTCCGGCTCCCAGCGTCGGACGCCGTTCGCCTCCTGCGAGAACATCGGCACGACGAGGCCCTCGGTCGACGGGCGGATGCACTCCTGCTGCGCCTCCCAGATCGGCCTGCTGTCTGCCTGGAACGTCTTGTGCACGTCCTGCAACGGGATCCACCCCTGCGAGCGAGCCAACCTGCCCTTGCACACGTCCGAGAAGCGTCGCATCGTTCCGTCGTCCCAGTGGCCCTTCACGACCTTGTCGCACTTGCAGCGGTCCGCCTCGGAGAGGCCCGGGTGAGCGCGTTGGCAGTTGGGCACGCACTTCGCAGTCTCGAAGATGCACCAGCTGTAGAGCTTGTACGGCGGCTGAAGCTGCTGCCTCTCGGCCTCGACGCAGGAGTCGATCAGCTTCTGCATCATGCCGTGTTGCCTCTTTCGCGTGGACGTGATGATGTCCTGTGCAGCGATGCCATCCTTCGACTGGCTCATGTTGCGCGACTCGTCGAACACCTCCGGGTCGGCCAGCTCCACCTCGTCGAAGTGCACCTTCTGCGGGTGAGGGCCGTTGACCGCGTTGACCGTCCCGCCGAGGACCTCCAGCTTGGAGCTGTTCTTCCAGCGAGTCTCGAGCATGATCGAGCTCTCGATCTCCGGGTTGTCGTTCGGGTTGGAGACGCCGCCCTCGATAGCGAGCAGCTTCAGAACGTGCTGGTACGCCCTGCGCGCCTGAGCCTCGATCGCGCCGACCGACGCGGACTCGCAGCCGGGCTTGAACTTCGCGTTGAGCACGTGGAGGATCGCCGCGATGAACGTCTTGGCGCCGCCGCGGTTCGCCATGGCGATGGCGGCCAGCACGTCCTCGAAGTACACGTCCGCGAGGAAATCGAAGGGAGCGCAGTGGTCGGGGCACACCGCGACCCGCGGGATGTCCGCTCGCAGGTGCGCCTTCACCCAAGTGTGCAGCTCGTCGCGGGTCATGGGACCGGCGAGCCGAGCCCTGCGCTCCACGGCCGTGGCTGTGCGGGCGAGCTCGACGAGCTCGTCGGTCTTCAGCCTCGACAGCTGAGCGACGAGTGCGTCGTAGCGCTCATCAGTCGACGTCGCCAGCTTCGATCTCCTCGGCGTGTCCCTCCAGCACCGGGCTGCTGATCACCCCGGCGTCGAAGAGCTTGGTGAGCCTGTCCGCGAGGACGCCGATGAGCTGGTCGCGGTGCATGCCCTCCAGCGCCTTCTCCTCGTCGATTCGCATGCGTTCCTCGCGTTCCTCCACAGCGAGCCAGTCACGAGCAGCCTGCAAGCGGCTGCTGATCGGGACGTTCTCTCCGATCCCGTCCTTGAACACCTGAACGATCTTCGCTGCGTTCTTCTCAGCCTCCTCGGCTACGAGCTCGGACGCTCGCTTCTTCCGTGGCCGACCGCTCCCGGGCTGCGGTCCCCCGAAGCGGCCGGCCGCGTGTAGCTCCTGCGCTACCCGTCGACGCCTCTCGCGCTCCTCGTCGCTCAGCTGCAGCGCGCGGCGAGGCACGGGCTACTTCTGGTCGCCGTGGCTGTACGGGTCCGGGCTCTTACCGGTGAACGAGCCCTGCTGAGCCGGCCCGTCTTGCTTCGACGGGTCGAAGTTCGGGCTCCCGACCGCCGTCAGCGTCCCCGCCTTGCGGTGGTCGAGGTCGACGCCGGAGACCGTGCCAGCAGTGCTCGGATCGCGTGGATCTGCCATCTCTACCTCCGTCCGTTGAACCCACTCATCATAACGTTATGCCGTCCTCTAGCTCGTCCGGCCACAGCCAGAAGCGGTCGTCGATGACGCACCCTCGCTTCTTCAGCTCCCGGATCACCCGGTCACGTGGCCACTTCGGGTTGGCGTACACCGGGATCACGCTGCCGATGAGGAAGCCGCACTTCATCGCGATGGCTAAGCCGTCCGCGATGGACAGCTGCACAGCGATCACGCGACGCTGCGTGATCATCGTGAGCTCCTTGTACGTGACCTCGCCCTGCTCGCAGAGGTACCTAGCGGCGCCGTAGTGCAGGAGAGCTCTGTGGCCGAAGGGCGCCGGGTGCAAGGGCTTGTTCGGCGGGTGCTCGATCTGGTGCCGCTCGGTCCACGTGTCTATCAGCTCCGCCATCGGCGGCGCGGGCACGACTAGCGGCTCTGGTGCTCTCCTGGGTGCGCGTTTGCTGCTCCCCGCCCGAGAGTACCTGCTAAGGTCGAATGCCGGTGACTGGGGCACCAGACGATGAGATCATAACAACAGCACCCTGTGGCGGGAGAACCGGCTGATGCCGGCCGAGGCATGATATAATGACAACGACCTCTGAAAGCTGCGTCAGGAAAGGGGGTGATCTACGATGGGCGCAGAGATGGCACACAAGGACTTCCGACGCATCCTCCGCAAGCTGCAAGACGAGGGCGCCACGGTCGGCCGCGTCATCGCCGGTGGGAAGGCGATCGACGTGATGTCGCCGGGCGGGCAACTGCTGATCCGGCTGCCGGGCAAGAAGGGCAGCGTGGAGCACGGCCTCGTGCAGCGCGTGGAGGAGGAACTGAAACGCATGGGCTACCTACAAGAACGGAAGGAGCGCATGCGTGTGACGTTCACCCGGGAGTCAGACGACATGCGACGGGGCCGCGTGACCGAGAAGAGCCCCGAGGCTGAGCCGGCTGGTGACGAGCCGGTGAGGACCGACCGGAGTCCACGTCACGTGGGAGTGATCCAGGTGGGAAAAGGCCGTACACGGGGTCCCCAGCCCCAAGCGGGTCCGCCGCGCGGACGCTACTACTACCAGCGCGAGTGGGCAGGGCGCGTGCGCCACGAGGTGGAGCGCGTGCTGAAGACGGGCGTCACGAAGCGGGACTTCGTCGAGTGGGCGATCATGGTCGCCGACGAGAAGGGCATCCCGTTCCCGACGTACCGTGGGAGCGACCCGAATGGCGAGCGCGACGCCGACCGCATCCTCCGAGCGCTGGAGTACCTGCTCCGGCGTAACGGCGGCGGGACGTCTCGAACGCTTCGCTTCTTCGAGATCGCGGCCGAGGAGCACTTCGGCGAGCGGCGTAGCCTCAAGGTGGAGGACATCGCCGGCGAACCGGAGCCGACACCGGAGCCGAAGCCGAAGAAGGAAGTGCCGGTGCCGGAGCCGGTCGGCCTGGCGGTCACGGACGAGGAGTTCGAGGCCAAGTTCGGCCGCACACGAAGCGAGGCGGAGCTGATCCGCGAGCGGCGGAACGATCCGGACGCTGCCGTGCGTCGGCGGTACGTCGAGCTCCTGATCTCCAAGCTGGAGGCGGGAGATGGCGACGCCGACGAGCTGATGGAGCGCATCGAGCGGCTGCTCGGGTAGAGGGCGGGGGAGGTCGGAGAGTGCACGTCCGGCCTCCCTGTGCCTTGTGCCCGATGGTATAATGACACTATCGGCACTCGCTGCCGCTATCCCAGGAGGAAGTCGTGGAGATCAAGGAGGCACAGCTCCGAGCCATGAACTGCGGAGCCATCACGGACGTGAGCGAGCTGAAGGGCGACCTCAGCCGCTTCACGATGGAGCCCAAGTTCGACGGGTTCCGGCTCATCGCCCACGTCACGGACGAGGGCGTGCGCTTCTACACGCGCGCGATGAAGGAACAGGTCGGCAAGCTCCCGCACATCGCGGAGCTGCTGGCTAAGGCGTACCCCGCCGGCACGGTCATCGACGGCGAGATCATCGCGCTCGAGGCGTACGAGGACGAGGACGGGTTCGAGCGGGTGCGCAACAACTTCGAGCACGTGCAGAGCGTGATGCTCAGCAAGGGCACGGAGCACCTGCTGAAGAACAAGGCCAAGCCGCTGACCTACGCGCAGTTCGACTGCACGTTCTTCAACGGAGCCGACATCCGCAGCGAGCCGCTGACCGTTCGACGGAACACGCTGAAGCCGTGCGGCGCGTGGGTCACGGTCACGGCGACGTGGCCCGCCGAGCAGACGATCTACGAGGCGCTCTGCGAAATGGGCTTCGAGGGCGCGGTCGTGAAGAGCGAGGTGGCGCCCTACGTCAACGGCTCTCGCGGCAAGGGCTGGTGGAAGATGAAGAAGCAAGACACCGTCGACGTCATCATCACCGGCTACCAGCCTGGCCGCGGAAAGTTCGCCGGGCTGGTGGGCGCGGTGAAGTTCGGACAGCCGTGCCCGAAGACCGGCGAGATCATCGAGCGCGGCCAGGCGTCCGGCATGGATGACGCAGAACGAAGGGAGATGACGCAGAACGCCGACGCACTGATCGGCACGGTGATCTCCGTAGCCCACATGGGGATCATGGCATCTGGCATCAAGTTCCGGCATCCCCAGTTCAAGATGATGCGCCCTGACAAACCGGCGAACGAAGTCGTGTGGGACAACGGCTGATGCCGACGACGAGAGGAGGCACGTGATGGCGAAGGCGATCCAGAGCAGTGCGACGGTGGGCGAGCAGCCCACGGTCTGCGAGCACTGCGGCAGCACGCGGCTGGTGAGCATCGGCCTCGTGGCACCGAAGTGCGAGGACTGCGGGCGCTTCACGCTGACGCACCTGACGTGGAGCAAGCCCGAAGAGGTGGAAGTCGACATCCGCATCGTGGAGGAGCAGTGAGCGACGCACAGCATAGCAAGCTGATGGTGGCGGGCGTCACGCCCGACGGCGAGCACCACGAGCTCGGGGCGCTGTCGCTGCAGATGCAGCCGTGCCCGTACTGTGAGGGCACGGGCGACGAGGACCTGCCCTACACGGCAGACGTGCAGATCGCAGCCAGCGAGGCGAAGCAGCCGATCCCGGAGGGCAAGTGCAGAGCGTGCGCCGGCGACGGTAAGGTGCCCACGCTGACGAGCCTCAAGACGACGCTGCGCAGGGTCGACGAGCTCGTGGCGCAGGACCGCTACCAGCGTGAAGCCGACGTGTACGTGCTCAACCGCTGTTGGATCATCCTCGCGGGAAGCGAGGACGAGTTCGCCGAGGCGGTGGGCCGGCTGGGCGACAAGTGGAAGGGGATGCTGCGCTCGTTCGCGAAAGCGAGGGTGAAGAAGCCCGAACAGGCGAAGGAGGGGATGCTCAAGGTGCAGCAGGACTTCCTCGACGGCATCGAAGTCGTCGTGCGGCAGCTCTGCGAAGAGGAACCGGAGACGTACATGCCCGAGGGCGTCACCGAGATCCCGAAGGGCCTCGACGCTGTGCAGATCCTCATCGACGAGTCGACCCGCCGCATCGAGGAGGTGGACAAGAAGCTCGACAACGTCGAGCAGATCAGGGGCGGGCTCGAGTACATCGCTGACCTCGTGAGGAAGGGAAACGAGGCGCGGCGCCTCGCCGACGAAGCCAAGCCGAAGCCGGTCGTCGAGGGCATCACGCCGGTCGTCGACAAGTGCGACTGCGGCAAGGCCGCCAAGCTCTGGGACGAGCAGGGAAAGGGCTTCTGCAAGCGTCACGGGAGGCACCTCACCGAGACGAAGGAGGAGGACGTGGACGAGAAGGACCCGCTGATCGAGGCGATCGAGCTGGCCAAGCGAAAGGGCAAGTTCATCGAGGCCGCTGTGTGTCCCATCTGCGGCGGCGAGGCGACGTCGTTCAGAGACGAGCTCTCGGTGGTCGAGCACGCGCAGAGCGGGCTCTGCCAGAAGTGCCAGGACGAGGTGTTCAGCAAGGGCTGAGTCAGAGCGGTTGCGTGCGTGCGTGCGCACGCGTGTGTGCGCAAGACCCGTAGACGTCCTTGTCTGCTTCGTTTCTGTCTCTCTGTTTCTAGCTTCTAAGGTTCTTCGCGTGCATCACCTGCGCGCACACCCGGGGACGAGCACGTGCACACGGGGACGAGCACGCGTGACGAGCACGCATGCACACGTGGACGAGCCTGCGTATCCCGCGGATGCGCACGCGCGTGTGCACGTGACTCCGCGCGGTTATCATGACAACAACCAGACCTCGCGTCGATGTTATGATTTCAACAGTAGGAAGGGAGGAGCGTGACATGGCGAGGACCGGGCTGCCGATGAGGCAGCCGCAGAGCAGGACGATGCGCTTCCTTGTGGACAGCCGCATCCGCTGGGACGCAAGGGCGTTGCCACGCGTCGTGGTCGAGGACGTGCAGCGTGCGCTGACGTTCCCGAACCGCACGAAGCAGATCGCGAAGGAGCAGAAGGTGAGAGGGTGGCAGCAGATGCCCGACACCGTGACGCTGTTCGACCCTCGTTCCCTCCCTCGCGGCTTCGCCCTGCAGATGAGGCGGATCCTCGAGCGGCACGGCATCCAGATCGACTGGGCGGATAGGCGCGTGCACGTGCCCGTGTGGACGGGCGGGTGGAAGACCGTGCAGCTGCGCGACTACCAGGAGCAGGCGTGCGACCGCATCGAGGCCGTGCAGCAGGGCATCTGGCAGTCGCCGCCCGCCAGCGGTAAGACGGTCACCGTCCTCGAGGCCATTCGCCGCTGCGGACAGCGGGCCGTCGTGATCGTGAACACGTCGAACATCGCCCGCCAGTGGGTGGAGCGGAGCGAGCAGTTCCTCGGCTACACGCCGGGCGTTGTGGGAGACGGTGACTTCGAGGTGAGCGACATCACCATCGCCCTGCAGCAGACGCTGTGGGCGAGGCGAGACGAGCTCGACGACAAGGGCTTCTGGTCGATGTTCGGCTTCGTCTGCCTCGACGAGTGCCACCACCTGCCAGCTCACACGTTCCGAGACACCGTCCAGCGCTTCCCTGCGGCGTGGCGCATCGGTGTCAGCGGGACTCCCGAGATGCAGCAGGGCACGCTGCCCGAGATGCAGGCGATCCTCGGTCACCGCTTCCACGTCACGCCGAAGAAAACGCTAGTCGACGCCGGCGTCCTCGCCAAGCCCAGGGTCGACGTGATCGTCACGGCCTTCGACTTCGACTACGTGCCCACGCACGAGCACAGGCCGGGCACGAACTGCGAGGTGCACGGATGCACGGCCAGCCGCCACACGAGGCGACACAGCAACAACTACTCGGCCATGATGTCCGCCCTCGTCGAGGACCCGACCAGGAACGAGCAGATCGCCATCAAGGTGGTCGAGTCCCTGAAGCAGGGCCGCACGGTGATCGTCGTCTCGAAGCGGCTGAAGCACCTCGACGCTCTCGCAGCCGCGTGCGGAGCGAAGGGCGCCAAGCTCGAGCAGCTCTACCGCTTCAGCGGCGGCGAGTCGACCGAGCAGAGGATGCAGATCGCCGAGGTGGCGATGAAGGGAGGCGTGGCCCTGTTCTCCACGCTGGGCGACGAAGCGCTGGACATCCCGCGGCTCGACACCGTCGTCCTCGCTTACCCGACGCGGAACACCAAGCTCATCGAGCAGAGGGTGGGCCGAGTCGAGCGGATCCACGCCGACAAGTTCGAGCCGCTGATCATCGACGTCTTCGACCGCGAGATGGGAGTGCTGAGGAGGCAGTTCTTCGAGCGCAAGAGGGACGTGTACGACAGGGACGGGCTCGACGTCCAGGGGCTGCCAGGGCTCAGGGCAGTGTGAGTTCACCGACCGCATTCGCATTGATAGAATGACAAGGAGAAGGGGGCAAGCACGATGGCACAGGAACTGGTGACGATCAGGGAGGTAGCGGCGGCGATCGACCGCAAGCCGGCTACGCTCCGTGACTGGGAGCGGCGGGGCATCCTGCCGAAGGCGCTGAGGCCCGTCGCTCGCAACAGCAGGCGGTGGCGGTGCTGGAGGCCCGATCAGGTCGAGGGCATCAAGCAGTGGATGGAGGAGCGCAACATCTACCCTGGAAAGGGGCTCTCCCACTACCAGCCCGACACCGTGAAGATGCACCAGCACCTCGAGGCCATGCGCCGGCCCCGGAAGCACTTCAAGGACCCGGAGGCCGCTGCGGCGTAGCCTCCCGACCGAGGAGGGGACATGACAACAGCAACAGGCAACTGGCCCGTCGACGACAAGGGCAAGCCGATGGCACTCGTCACCATGGGCTGCTCTGAGAAGGTGGGCCTCCCGAAGTACAGCAACGTCGACCTGGGACCGGCCAGCATCACCCGGTTCGTGCCCGACGACGACGAGTCGATCGCCGCCGCGCTGCGGAGCAACCTCGAGCTGGCCGAGCAGGTGATCTCCGAGGAGCGCGAGGCGATACTCGAGCTGGTCAAGCAGGGTCAGAACGAGATCACGCAGTCGGCGTCGTGAAGCCGACGACACGCCGGGGCGGCTGTGGGCCTGGTCAGCCGCTTCGGGCACTGCCCGGACGAACCCCTCCGATGGGTGATCCCGAGCAGCCGCCCCGGGAGAAGAGATGACGACGCTCGACGCCGAGCGGATGCTGGTGGCGAAGGCCGTCCACGGCGACGCCGTGACCGAGCTCATCGCCAAGGGCGTTCAGCCACAGCACTTCGCCGATCCCGAGTGCCGCCAAGTGTGGGAGTTCCTCCGCGACCACCTGGTGAAGCACAAGCAGCCCGCTACGTTGAGGGTGGTGAGGGCCCAGTTCCCGCAGGTCCGCATCGACCCGGCCACTGAGCCGCTGTCGTTCGTCCTCGAGAAGTTCATCGTCGCCGCGAAGCGGAGGCTGGCCATCGAGGCGCTCCGAGAGCTGGCGGACGCGGCCAACGACGAGAGGGAGGTGCAGCGCATCGACGAGCTGTTCCTCTACAGGGCGCAGGAGCTGGCGCAGGCGGTCCCGTCTCCCAGCGTCGGCCGCTTCTCGCAGATGAAGCAGCGGATCGCGGACTACCACGACAAGCTGAAGCGCGGCTCGAAGACGGGCATCCCGCTGGGCATCCCGGACTTCGACAAGATCACGCAGGGCGTGCAGCCCCACGAGCTGCTGTCGATCGCAGGGTGGCAGGGTACCGGCAAGTCGACGCTGATGCAGTACCTGGTGTGGCAGGCCTACGTCACGGGCGTGGACGCTCCGCTCGTGTTCAGCCTCGAGATGGAGAAGGAGGCGCTGTTCCGCAAGTTCGACACGCTCGCGACCCACTTCTCGTACATGGCGCTGAAGTCCGGGACGCTCGACAAGCGGTCCGTCGAGGAGTGGAAGAGGCAGGCTGACCGCGCTGAGAAGGCGAGCTCCGACATCGTGGTCATCGACGACGTCGGCCGCTGTTCGGCAGAGACGGTGTACGCCGAGACGGTCCGCCACAAGCCCGGCCTCGTGGCCATCGACTACGTCTCGTTGATGGACTCGCGCGACGGGCAGTCGATCTGGGAACGAGTCACCTCGATCACGAAGGCGCTGAAGCAGCAGAGCCGGTCGCTGAAGGTGCCGATCATCGCTGTGGCGCAGACGAACATCGGCGGCGCGACCGAGGGCGCAGAGCTGCACAACATCGCGTACTCTCGGTCGATCGGGCAGGACTCGGACATCGTGCTCGGCCTCCACGCCGACTCGTCGATGAGGGAACTGCGGAAGATGGAGCTGCGGATGCTGAAGAACCGCGACGGGCCGATCGCCACCGTGTCGATGCGCTGGGACGTGGACGCAATGCGCTTCGAACCGTGGACCGACTCGATGATGTTCGGCGGAGCGAAGAGGCCAGATGCGAAGTGACGGCCACCGTCTCGTTCGGGACGCCCTTCACGTTCTCGGCGTCGACCTCGGAGTTCCCGTACTCGAGATCGCGGCCGTACGAGGAGCCGGAGACGGCGACGCGCACTCGGCCCGAGTACATGGTGAAGCCCGTGAGGCCGGTGCAGGTCGACGAGCGTGGGCTCTGCGTCAAGTGCCGCGAGTTCCCGGACGACTGCATCTGCGTGAAGCGAGTGGAGATCACAACAGAGGAGGTGTGAAGTGAGCGGGCTAGGTGGATGGTGGCACTACTGGCGGAAGGGCGACGACGGGCGTTCCGACCCGATAGGCAGGTTCGCATGCGGCATCCTCGCCTGGAAGGGCGAGCTGATCTACAACGGCTACGGGAAGGACATCGTCCCGGACCTGCCGTTCTTCGGCGGCGCCATCGATGCCAGGCTGAGGGAGTTCCAGCGTGCGATAGGGCTCGACCCCGACGGCGTGCTCGGCCCGCTGACGGGCTCGGCGCTGTCGAAGAAGCGCAAGCTCGACGTCGGCCAGCAGAAGAACGTGCCGGACTTCAGGCTCTGCAAGCTGATCTCGCTGGAGTCGGACAACGACCCGGTGGCACAGGGCGTGTCCGACGCCGCAGACGAGGGCTACGCTCAGATCCACATGCCGTTCCACACTGACGTCACGTTCCAGCAGGCGTGGAGCCCGACGTTCGCGGTGCCCTGGGCTGCGGACTACCTCAACGCGTCGTTCTCCCACCTGATGGACTGGGATGCTGCGGTCGTCTCGTACAACCAGGGCAGCGGCGGAGCAGCGGCGTGGCTCAAGGCAGGGAAACCGAAGTACGGCTCGCCGTACACGGACTCGACCGGCCACCAGCGCGACCACTACACGGACTGCTACAAGTACCTCACCTACGTGATGAGCTCGACTTGCTAGACCTCGCCCGCGTAGACGTCGTCGACATGCTCGAACAGCTCGGCGTCGAGGTCGTCCGCCACGAATCGGACGAGGTCGTCTACCGTTGTCCATTCCCCGGACACATGTACGGAGACGCCCACCCGTCGACGTCGATGCAGCAGGGCACGACGATGTTCCACTGCTGGGGCTGCAACCGCAGCGGCAACGCTATCACGTTCGTCTCGATGTTGGAGGGCGTGTCGCCGATGCGCGCAGCTCGGTGGCTACGGGAGCAGTACGGCTCGGACTTCAGAGAGCCCCAGGGGTCCATCTGGGACGAGATAAGGGGAATCCTTAGCTCGAAGGACGCGGTGTCTCAGGAGGACCCCTGTGAGCTCCCGAGAGAGTTCGTGGACCAGAGGCTGATCGACTGGGACAAGGCCTCGAAGCTGGTCCCGCAGGATCACCCGTTCAGGGTCCCGCTCGACAAGCTCGAGCCGGCCACGCTCGACTCGTGGGAGGTGGGGTGGGACTCCGCCAGTTGCCGAGTCAGCATCCCGGTCCATGATCTGGTCGGTCGGCTCGTAGGGTTCAAGGGTCGCGCGGTCCTCCCGGACCAGCACCCGAAGTACCTCGTCCTCGGCAACACGCGGACGCGCGGCGGCTACGGCTTCGAGCCGTACCCAGTGTCGACCGTCGTGTTCGGCCTCAATCGCCTCGTCGGCGACCGCGCGGTCGTCTGCGAGGGCGAGTTCGACGCCATGGCCGTGGGCGAGGCAGGGATCGACGGCGGAGTCGCGGTAGGCGGCTCGAGCTTCTCCACCCGGCAGCTCAGCCTGATCAGGGACACTGCCCGCTCCGCCGTCGTGCTCTTCGATCCGGACGACGCTGGCAGCATCGGCGCGCTGAAAGTGGCGGCTCAGCTCGAGCCGTTCATGCCGGTCGCGGTGGTCGAGGGGCACAGCGGTGACCCTTGCGAGATGCCACCGCAAGAGCTGGCTGCTGCTGTGGATTCGGCGATCTCACCGCTTCGCCGGCGACTTGTTAGTATGACACCGTAACCGACCCGAAGGAGGGGCGATGCCCAAAGGGTTCGCAAAGTTCCGCGAAGCCGCAGCCGACATCGAGGCCAGGCGGCAGGGCGGCGGAGGACCGTGGACGCAGTGGTTCAGGATGAAGGACGGCGAGTCAGCGACCGTCCGCTTCCTCGAGCAGGGCGACGACGTGACGTGGGCGTGGTTCCACCAGCTGGCGCCCAAGGAGGGGCAGAACTTCGGAGACGACGAGCCGTGCCGTAACCAGGACGGGAGCGACCGCGACTCGTGTCCGGGCTGCCAGCAGGGCCTGCGGCGCAAGGTCGTGGGCTTCATCAACATCATCTGGCGAGACGGCCCGGTGTGGAAGACGAACGAAGAGGGCCGCCTCGTCAAGGAGGGCAACCAGCTCGTGCTCGACCACCGGGAGGACATCCTCGCCACGTGGAGGGGCGGCTTCCAGGTGTTCACCGAGCTCGACGGCATCGACGCCGCGTTCAAGGGGCTGATGAGCCGCGACTTCGTGGTCACGAGGAAGGGCGAGCAGCTGAACACGACGTGGCAGATCTTCCCGTCGGACCCGGACGGTGGCCCGAAGGCGATGAGCAAGGCCGACAAGGAGCTGGCTGCGGGAAAGGAGGACCTCGTGCCGCGGATCACGCCGGCCGAGTACGAGGACTGGGGCAAGGGCACTCCGGCCCAGCGGCCACCCGACGGCAACGGACAGGTCGACGAGGCGGACGAGATCAACCCGTTCAGGAAGAAGCGTGACGATGCTTAGGATCCTGCCGCTGGACGAGGAGCTCTACGCAGACGAGATCGAGGAGGGCTTCCTCCCCGCCCGGGAGGGAGACGCTGGTGTGGACCTCAGGGCGAGGAACGACCAGCGCCTCCACGTGGGGAAGACGGTGGCGGTGCCATTGGGCGTCGCCATCGCCATCCCCCGCGACACGGTGGGCTGGATCACCGGTCGCTCGTCGACGCAGCTCGACAGGGGCCTGTTCATCCACGAGGGCAAGGTCGACTCCGGCTACCGCGGCGAGATCCACTGCGTGTGCACCGCCGCCGAGGAGCTGGTCGAGCTGCAGCGCGGAGACAGGCTCTGCTCCCTCCTCGTGCTGAGCATCGTGCCGCCCGATCCGATGGCCGCCGGCTGGTCGGTGGTGACGGAGCTCGAGGACACGCCCCGGGGCGAGGGCCGCTTCGGCTCCACGGGACAGCGCTGATGCCGCACGCGCAGCTGTTGCAGGAGCGGTTCCGCTCCGACCCATGGAAGCTGCTGGTCGCTTGCGTGCTGCTAAACCAGACCGCACGACGTCAGGTCGATCGAGTGATCGACGAGCTGTTCAGGCTGTGGCCGTCCGCGCATGCGATGGCCGCGGCGGACGAGGTCGAGCTCAGCGAACTGCTGAGGCCGTTGGGCCTCTACAAGCGCCGAGCGTCGATCCTGATCAGGCTCTCGAGGCGGTGGGTGGACTGGCGGCTGGACCACGACGTCCCGGACGGGTCCGACGTGATGGAGCTGCCGGGCGTGGGCAAGTACGCGAGCGACAGCTACCGCCTCTTCGTCCTCCGCGACGACAGCATCGAGCCGGAGGACAAGGAGCTCAGAGCGTACATGGAGAGGAGGATGAGTGCCACCTATCGGGACAGCCTCATGTGACGGCGGTGACCTGATCCACGTCGACGGAGACCCGACCGAGCTGCGGCTCGAGATCGTGAAGCTCGGCGGCGTGGCTCCGGTGCCGGTGACGATGCGGAGGGACAGCGCGCTGGCGTTCCTGCAGATGCTTCAGATGTGGCTGGGGCAGTCGAGGTGAAGCCCGTCGTGCTGACGGTGATAGCAGCGGCGGTGCTCGCGTTCGTGTTCGTGCGGATGACCGCTAGCGCGGCGACGCCGAGCACGATCCCGGCTCGAGTGGCGAAGCTCGAGCGCCAGGTCAAGCAGCTGCGAGGGAACGTCTCGAGCCTCACCGCACAGGTGATCCAGCTGCAGCGCAACGACCAGACAGCAGCCGAGGCCGAGAGCAACCTCGAGGCGAGGGTGTCCGCGCTGGAGCAGTCGAAGAGCTCGACGCCGTGAAGCGGACGGCTGAACACAATGCGAAGATCGCTGCTGCTAAAAGGGGATACGTCACGCCCCAAGCTACCAAGGATAAGCTGTCTGTGGCCGCTATGCGCCAACACGAAGAGGGACGAGTCCGCTATGTGAAACCGAACGAAGCGTCGCGTTGCGAACAGTTTCTCATCGATCGGCTTGATGCGCTTGGCGTTTCGTACGTGTGGCACGCACGAGTAGGAAGCTACACTGTCGACTTCCTCATCGACGATTTGGTCGTTGAGTTTCACGGGTGCTGGTGGCACCGATGCAAGCGTTGCGGGTTCAGGGACAACGGGGTTCGAGCAAGTGACATGCGAAGGCGAAAGTTCCTCGAATCGAAGGGCTATGCGGTGGACATCATCTGGGAGCACGAGCTGAAGGAGGTGATGCCCCGTGTCCGGTAGAAGTCTCAAGCTGCTCTACTGGCCGTGACCGCAGCTGTCCATGCGGTCGTACGTCGACAACCGCTGGCTGTTCCAGAAGGACGCGCAAGTCACGAAGATGCGCGCGTACGTGGAGGCCCTGCCGGACGAGTGGGAGTGGACGTGGCTCGTGCCCGGCAACGAGGGCCTCGACATCGACTTCGCGGAGGGCCTGCCCAAGCGCGGCATCAGCCTCTACCCGTTGCCGTGGATGGACAACGTCCTCCAGGGCCGCTACTTCTTCCCGATGCGGGAAGTGTTCCGTTTCCTCGAGAATGGCGAGCGCTTCGACGTGATGCTGCTCGAGGTGCCCGAGCTGGCGAGGCCGATGAGGGTGGCCCAGCAGTGGACTGAGGTCCGCTTCCCGATCATCAGCATGGTGGAGCACGTCGACCTCTACGACCAGACGAGGGTGCCGGAGCTCGTGCGCTACATGCTGCGGCAGATCGACGGCTCGCTGGCGTCGGACGCTCTCGCCTTCCCGCTTGAGGGGATGAAGCAGGAGTGGCTCAAGGCTGCGGCCGCGACGGTGGCCGTCGACCCGTCTCCTCCCTGCGGGATGCCGGTGTGGAACGCGATCTACGACCCGCGCGACTCGAAGGTGTTCGGCACCGACTCGAAGCGGTACAGCAGGAAGCGGAAGCTGCCGGTGATCAACTTCATCTCACGGCTGAGCGACAACCAGCGCACCCACTACGAGGAGTTCTTCCAGGCCTGCCGGCTGCTGTGGGGCGAGGGCGAGCGCTTCGAGGTGTGGGTGCAGAACCCGAACGAAGCGCAGGAGGAGAGCTGGATCAGGGCGCAGGGCCCGTTCGTGACCGAGGTGGGCAACGACGGGAGGGAGGACTACCTTCGATCGCTGTGGATGTCGGACATCGTGCCGATCCTCTACCCGCAGAGCCACATCTACTCGCTCGGGTACTGCGAGGCGATCACTGCGGGCAATCACGTCATCACGCACGCGTTCGAGGAGCACCTGGTGGCGTCGACGATCTCGCTGTGGCAGGTCGACCCGGAGACGATCAAGGAGGCGCTCCAAGGGATGATGCAGGCCCTGAGGAGCGAGCGATACCCGAGCGTGTCCGTGCTGCAAGACCAGGCGAAGTGGCTGATAGAGAACCGCTCGGTCCAGGCTAACATCGGACGGGTGAGAGACACGATCGAGGAGGTGGCCAGTGCTAGAAGCAGAGAGGACGCTGCCTAGGACGTACG